ATTCAAAAAATGCCATATCAAATTTAGCATTATGAAAAATTACTGCCTTTTTGTTGAATAACTCCTGTAATAACTCTTCAGTGGTATCATCAAAGCAGTCGGTATCAATATAAGCACCGCTAGTACCATTATAAGAGAGACTAATGCCCAACATATGACCGTCTCTAGGATAGAGCCCAGTAGTCTCAGAGTCGAGAGCAACATAGTCGCATGGGTACTCGATGGCACTACGAATAAATTCATTTGCTTTCTCCGTATCTTGTATTCCAAAAGCAATGCTATCATCAATTACGGCATCTTCGATTTCTCCACGAATGTAGCCAATGATACTTGCTTTAGAATCTTCCCACGTTCTGCGAGCCTCTGGTTTAAAAGCAAGCATGGCAGGGTTGATAACTGGTAAAAACTTTTTTTCTACCTTTTTACCAGAGTATTCTGTTACTGAATTAATTTTAGTAAAATACTTTAAAGCATCTGAGCCTACTAAGATGACCCAATCGTACTCATCAGTATCAATTTCAATATCACAGTCTCTTTTCAAAACCTTTTTAATACTAGGATCTGAGCATAATTGAAACTGATCAAACTCGAAAGCTCCATCGAACTCTCGATTAAAATTTGTTCTTGAAGGTTTCGTCTCTATTAAGGCGACGTTAGCCATATAATCTCTCCTTTAGTTTTTGAACTTGAGATTGTATAAGTGCTCCAGGGTCTGTATTTTCTAGATATACATTTCTGGAAGTGAGATCAACTTTCTCGCACATATCTTTAACATTTTCTGCTGCTTTCTGTCCTGCTTCGTCTCCGTCAAAAAATATGTCAATATTAGTGACACCTTGTAGACTTAGCAAAGCTAGTTTCTCTTCGTTTATATTATTTGTACCAAAACAACAAACTGCATTGCGCAGTCCTTTATCATGCAGGTTTACTGCATCAAAGATGCCCTCTACCAAAATAACACTACTTTTAATAGGAGAGACTGTAGGAAACAAAGGAAGTTTTACTCCACGAGGAGTAATCATATACTTCGGAGTGCCTCCAGACATATGTCGCCCATTAAAAGCTACTACTCTACCACCTATGTCTCGTATTGGAAATACAAGACGCCCAACATGATCTTTATCATGATGGGTAAATGCTTGAAAAATTTTATACGTATCGGACTTGATCTCTCTCCAGTTACCTTCATAGGGCAAATAACCTTTTGGAAAGGAGAGTCCGGCACCTTCTGACATTTTTTGTCGTATCTTTTTCTTTAGATTTTCTCTTCGGAGCTGTAGCTGATTTGCTTTTTCCCCGTAGAAATTAAAAAGATTGCCTTTAAATCCACACGCAAAACAATTGAATATACCAGTAATCTGATCTATTCTCATACTTGGATTGTTATCATCATGCTCTGGATTTAGACATTGCACTAAATAATCCTTACCCTTTGCATAGTAAGGAATTTTTTTATCTACTAATAAATCTTCTACGTTCATTAACAGTCCGGATCGTAGCTTTGCCACTCATCATACTCTGAGGGCTCATCATAATTATCTTCATTACAATACCAAGGGCCACTATCGGGCTCAGAATACCACCAATCTTCTTCTAAAGCATTGGGACATCTTACAGGATCCCCATTGCTATATCCATCGCCAACTAGATGCTCTCCACAGTTTGGACATACTTCTGGAGTTTTGTGGTGCCACAGTGCGTCATGCATTTTTTAAAACCTCAGGTCTTAAGTGTTTTAATATTTGTATAGCCATATCACACGTTTCTTCTATTGTCCAACAATTTTTCATTTGATTTATTTGTTCAAGAGTTATACAAACATTATCTGCAGTGTGTCCCCCGTCAGGATCTATATGATCCAACTGCCAATTATCATTTATTAAATCAATTTCTATTCCTGTATAACGACATACTAAAGAAGTTTGATCACTGCTTAGATTTTGTTCTTTTTTTAACACGTCCAAAACATTTTCTAGTGTTGCTGTTTTTTCTCTATCTTCAAACTTTTTTCTAGCTTTACTGTGAGATAGCTTCTTAGATAGCTTTCCTCTAAAAGTTTCTTTCCTTCTAGCTTTATGATTTGTTTTATTTCTAGCTGCTGTACTTGCTTTTTTTCTTGCTCCATTTGGAGATAGAAAATTCCATAAAGTTTTACGACTGGGTAGGGCTCCGTACTCTTCTAGAAACCAAATGTTTAAGGCAGTCCCGGGAGTCAAAGCTTCCATATAATCGTTGCCTTTAGGCTTGTTAGAGTTTGGGTCTAATCCTAGCTCTACCATGACTTCTTCTATCAACTCCCAGTTCCAAACTCTAGGACGCCCTCCTTTTATACCATGTTCGGCTCCGGTATTCTCTCTACCGTACTGTACGCTTCTCATCGTCTCATCCTTGCAATATCTTTCATTTGTTGTTCATCTATGATTGGAACGGCATTTGATTTGTGCATGGTTCCGATACCTTTAACAAGTGTTCCGGTGTAACGTGGCGGGTCCACTCGAGGGGCAACTCCAACTGTATCGGGAACCGAGGGGTAGTCTGGGGTACTCCTGCGGCAATTATTTCCGCGAGGGACACTGACACTCCTAATCTTAGTAGATACAGTTTTTCTTCGCATACCTTTCTTCTTTCTTCCTGTGACATCATAACCCAATGATCCATATATCATTCCCATAAATAAAAAACTCCCGTGATCGAAGTATATATTATACTACAAATCAACGGGAGTGTCAAGAAATATTTTTATATATCCTGGATTTCTTCTCCGGTTTTATGAGAGGCATCCTCTCGTTGGTCTGGAGTTAGAGCAGTCTCAGGACCCATCTTCAGAGTTTCCCAATCCATAGTTGAGGTAAAGTCGATGGGTTGATTATTTCTTATTTTTACACACTTAAAGGTTACACAACCATCTTCGTGTTGCCAAGGCTCTAGAGAGAATGCTGCATCTGCCGCATCTAAAATACCTTTTGCAAATCTTGCTTCCCCCGTAGCATCAGTTTGATACGGAGAAAAGAAAGGTATTTTATACTCTTGTGCCATGGACTTTAGAGCTTTACTTACTTCTATTTGTTCCGTCCAATCATACTGGCCGCTTCGACTAGGAACATTTGACCGCTTAACTTGATTAATGTAATCAACAATAACTACACCAATATCCATAGAAGATTTTACTTTCATTTCAACTTCTGTTCGAATCTTTCCCAAAGTGAGCGAAGGATCGTATATAACATCAAGTTGTTTTGTGGGATCTAACTCACAACTAGAGGTGAGTTTTTTATGAAAGTCATCGAATTTACGATGTTCTTTATACTCAGCTAAGAGATCTTGTCCTCTCTGGAATCGACCAGCCCACCACTCAGCAACCCGTTCCCACTCGGTTACACTGAGATTTTTAGACCGTAAGCGCCCTTGCGGCACCTCTGTAGCAATAGAGCAAAGTCTCTGGAGAATAGACCTGGAGTCCATTTCGATAGTAAAGTACAATGCAGACTTACCATCTTGATATACGGAGTTTGCAATATTAGCACAGGTAAGGGATTTCCCTGCGCCTCGGCGACCACCTACAAGAATCAAATCCTTCGGGGAGAATTGAATCTGATTATCGTATTGTGTATTCAAACCAAGACGCAGGTACTTTCCAAGCTCTTCTTCATCCTCGAATAGAGAGATACGTTGCATACTCTCTTGAGGTTCTTCGAGTTCTACTTTATCTTCAACTCGAAGAATAATATCGTGTAGATGCTGAACACTTTCTTCGGCATCCTCGAAAGAGATAGAATTCTCTACGTAGTCATCTAACTCTGTTAGAATCTCACGCTGAGTAAACTCGTTCTTTAAATACTGTAAAAGTATATAAGGATCGGTATCTACCTCTAATGTTTCGATCGCATATATTTTATCAAGAGTAGAAGTATCTCGTGTGGATAGTTTCAGCTCTTCAACAGAGGGAAGTTTATGATAGGAGTCACAATGCTTATCAATAACGGAGAATATAGTGTGGTACTCTTTTGGCAAGTAGTGCTTACGCACGTAGCTCCAGGTTTCAAAATCCTGAAGCGTAAGAACTTGCTTGATGAGCGCACTAGCGACGTTCAATTATATCTCCCCAACGAACACGAAAAAACAACCGCAACGACCCCGCTGCGGTTGCTACATTACCTAAAGGTAATTACTCTGCTGCTTTAGCAGCCTTAGCGGCGCCATCGTAGTCAGCGGCAGCCAA